AAACGGGTACAACCACGCGCAAATGCTCGCCACATCATCGGGATGCTAGGGCTTGCCTCTGCTGCCGACATTCAACAAGGGAAGGATTGGTATCAACGGGCCTACGATCTTTCTGTCAGCCTTATCCATACCTATGACGGCCTCACGCTGGGTCAAGCCATCGGTGTGATCGCAGCCCTTAGCCCAAACAACAAGTGGGAGAGGAACTGTGCCGATGCTGAGAGCATGATTAAGCTATGGCATGTCGGTGAGGATTCAAGACAGGCAAAGGTTTGCACCTACAACACCAACAAAGACAAGGCCGCCCGCATTCTTGAACTAGAATCACCAGACAGTGAGGCTATTCAAGATATTCTATCCGGTCAAAAGGTAGTTGCCTTTTATCGTTGTATCTCAGGCTTTAAGGATACTGTTTGCGTTGATGGCCACGCCTTTGCCATCTTTATGGGTGAACGCATCCCCACAACTAAAACCCCGAACATCGGCAAGGCTCTATATGCCGCCATCACCCGCTCTTATATCCTGGCTTCTGAGCGGTCGTTTGATGCCTGTGGTTATGGTCTGACCCCTGCTGAGGTTCAAGCTGTTACGTGGGTTACCTATCGCCGATTGATCGGGCTATGATCACCTATTCTTGTTGGCTTGGATATAACCTACCACGTGGTGGGCAAAGAATCACAAGCCAACACCTAATCACCGCTTCCAACTACGATGCGGCAGTTACAAAGGCCCTGAGGCTAATTAATCGGGGCGAGCAATTGATTGACCTAATCCCATTGGAGTCCTTGACCAATGATCACCGCAACTAGCATCGCCAGGGCCTGGTCTGAAGCACCACATACAACACCAACCACAGCCGAACGTAAAGCGTTTGGGGCTTGGTTGATGCGGCAGTTCCACCGGATGCGAGCCACGGGCATTGAGCCTCTGTTTGTGACACGTGATGTGTCAATTGAGGATGCCATGGCGGCGCTCAGCCGACCCGTTCTGCCTGGTGAGACCCGGTGGCTTCCAGTTTCTCGCCTCAACAATGATCCAAACCCTGACCTTATGTCAGAGCAGCAGAATCTTATGTTTAGGGCTGTGCATGATTGGGTGCATTGGCAGGAGAATGCTGGGGCCGATTGGGATGGTGAACTTGCCGTTACCATTGCCCACGTCTTGACAGCTCCTAAGGAGATTCACTGGCTGTTATGGAGTGAGGTAGCAGGCCAAGCGGCAGTTACCCTTACCACCGGCACATTTCCACAACAAAAGCTAGCTAAGATCTAACGCGCCTCACACAACCGAATCACCGGGCAATTGTACCGGGGTCTCAACATTCCTTGAGATCTCGGTTCTTTTTTTGTCCCTTTATTCACAAGCCGCACTCCTTAGGGACTGGGGCCCTGACACCTGAAACCAAGCCACCGGCCTCCTAGCAGCAGATCCTGTTAGAGAGGGTGGCCCAAGCTGGAGGGACTGAAGAGATGGAGCTTTGACCAGCCGACATGTGGTCATGATCGCCAACCACGTGTGGGGCTTGAAGTGTCACGTGGAATTATTCACTTTACCTTTTCTTTAGTTATGTCTTTGCTTGGTCGCGCTTCTTCTGAGCGCAAGAAACACAAACCCCGATCCATTGATCATGATTCCTACGTTGGTCCTATTCAATCCACCAAACCTATTGCGGGGTGGGTTGCTAAAAAACTAATGGAGTCTAACACTGACTACCGTACCTACTTTCTGAATCGTTATGACCGTCTATCGTAGTGTCGATGAGGCCCGCATTGATCCGGCCGTTCTATTTAAGGAGACGCCTTCTCTTCTTGGAATGAAGACTTGGTTTACTGATGCTTACCGAATCTATCGTGATGACGAAAAAAGCAACGCCTTCAAAGCCGGTTACCTCTTCAGCGTCCTCAAACTCATCGAACAAAACATCAAAGGCCACGGGCTCTAATCGTCCCTACCGTCTTCCATACACAATTGTATGAACTACCGCATGAGCACTACCTACCAATTGTTTCTTGGGCGGACTATTCCAAACGAGAGTGGCAATGGGTATGTCAGCAACAGTGAGATGGAGTCCTTCCTTACTGATACGGTTGGAAGGTACTTCAATTCTTGGACATTGACAGAGGGCGTCAGCTGCTGGAAAGGTATTCTTGAGGATGTGGTCGTGGTTACCATCATCGCCAGTAACTATGAACATGCCTTGGACATCCGATCGGTAGCTAAAGTTTACAAGGACAGATTTAACCAGGATGCTGTTCTTATCAATTCGTTTCGTTCTGACAGTTTACTGATTGAATGATGATCATGATTACACCACTTGATGTGATTATGAAGATCGCACGTCACGGCAGCGATAGTTTAACTCATGCTGAACGTGTATTTGTGGTTGAAATCTTCAGGGCAGCGGTTTTCACAAGCCGCAAAGATGTGCTTGATATTAAGCACAGGATTCAACAGGCACACCTTGAGTATTGTCTTAAATTAAGGGCCATTGGTTATGAGTATGACTAACCCAGCAATCGCAGCGGAGGCAGTATGGAATGCCTACAAAGAAAGTTGGAGTTGTGATCCTTTTGAAGTAGATGGTTTGGGCCTTGCTCTTGCCCTCCGTGCTGCTGCTAAACAGATCGAAGACTTGTATTGTGATAGCAATGTAAAGGATACTCCTGGCATTGTCTTTGCTTTACGTCAGCTGATGTTAATTGCTGATGAGTTGGAGACGTAACCATGACCAAATCGTACGTACCTCAATCATTTACCATTCATTGCAACGGTAAGGAGGTATGTATCTATGCCTTTACCAAAGCTGAGGCAATCATGAGTGTGCTTGAACTTTATCCAGAGTTTGAGTATCATTCGATCAATGTTCTACTAACACCACAATGGAAAGAATGACGGACCAATTTGCAGAGATAAATGCAATGTGCGACTATCAGGATGCCCTCAAGAAACTTGATGAGCTTGAGGATGAGCTGATGTTGTGCGACTTTGGTGATCCTCGTAGGTTTGAGGTTGATCGTGAAATCACACAACTGGAAGCTTGGATTGAAGATCTTCTTGCTACTGCAAAGCGATGACTGACATCACCTGCTACAAGCTCAACGCCGCGTTCGCATCCCTGCGCGAGTTTGATATCCTTGCCAAGCCCGATGACTTTATCGAGGTGTCGCTATGGCACAACGGTGAGGGCTTTGATGTCCACTTGAGCAGCAGCGGCGAACAGAGCATCAGGCTTTCGTGGGGAGAATTCAAGGCCTTGAAGAAACTTGTTAAGGAGTTGGACAAGTGACTGACCACCCCATCACCCCACCGCCGGAGCTGGTGCAGCAGTGGATGACTGAATACACAGAAACCAAGCCAAACTGCCTCGCCACGTGGCTCATCACCGCCCGCGCCGCTCAGTGGGGCTGGGATCAACGCGAGCCTGAGATCCAGGCTGCTGCTGATGCTGAGCTGGAGGCGTGCCTAAGGCTGGTTGAAATTGACGCTGGTGAAGATGCTTATGACTTTGCTCGCTACATCCGCGCCGCCCGCCGCCCCAAGCCGCCGAGCTTGAAGGAGCAGGCGCTGGCGCTGATAGACAGCTGCAACGACCCCGACAACGACTACCTGGACGACGAAGCCATGGCCACCATCCGCCGCGCCCTGGAGGCCCTGTGACCTTCACCATTGATCAGCTGGCCGAACACCTAACGGACATTCTTACGTGGCGTCAGCTGCGAAGACTGGCCAAACGGAATAAGCTTACACAGTATTCCTATCTCGGTAAGAAACAATTAGCTACTGTTCTTGCTATTCAAACCTTTAACCGAGCACAACGTAATGCCATTTCCAATCCCAAACAGTGACGACTACGATGATCTACTGTATACCCTTCAGCACATGGCTGTTGATAGGTGCACCGATCTTGTTGGAAGAGTAAACGCCCACTCTGACATTCTTGACCCTGACATTGATGAGGGTGATGCTGATCGTCTACTGAGCGCCCAGCTTGGTTTGGATGGATCAGAGGATGAGATTGAGATGACCCAATCATTGATCTCTATCATTAGCAACATCATTGTTATCCGCCGCGCCCGCCACGCCATCCACAATGAACACCTTTCTTTCACTGATTCTGGCCGTAACCTACCCGCTACTACCAGCGAGTGTCAATGATAAGGAGGAACCTCGTCTTCTTCTCGAGCTACATACTGCTGCTGTTTGCTTTATCAAAGATGGGCACAACGCCAGAAGTATTGTTGGTGGCCTTTATAACTACCTTGATCGTGCTGAGATCTCTCATCCAGATCCAACGAGCGAACTTGGAAAAACGTATTGGCAACTAGCTCTTGCCAGGGCGACACCTCAGAAGTGTCAAGAACTACGTAGTCTGTCCTCTGATTTAAGTAACATCTGAATGGCAACAAAGGAAACACTCGCCCGTCAGTTTCAGCGAGAAACAGAAGCCCGCACCGAAGCCATCAGTCGGCTCAGGGAACGCACCAGCACCGCAGAAGAGCGGATGTATGCCAGTTCTACCGTGTATGGTTCGGCCTTTATCAATCAAGGGCTCAATGCCATCACAGCAGAAATCACAAGCCGCATTCACCGGGTCAGTCAAGGCTGGGCCAGTGATAAAGCAGCTGCTGTTGTTCCCCTTAAGAACTGTGATCCTGGTGTTCTAGCTCTTATCACTGCCAAAGGTGTCCTTGATATTCTTGGTGTTCGTAAGACAGAAAGGCTAACCTATGCCCAAGCTACCACTCATATTGGTACGCTTGTTTATCACCAGATCATGCTGGATGATTTTGCTGAAAAGCACAAAGAGCTTTTCGATCAAGCTGCCAGGTATATCCATGACCACAAAGGATATTCCTATAAGGTTCAGCGGTATCGAGCCACAATGCGAAAGCACAACGTGGTACCGATCAGCTGGCCCAACTCCATCCGTCACCTTGTTGGTGGTTGGCTGTTGGATCGCCTGGCATCGGCTACGGGGTGGATCACCACGCACACGTCGTATACCGGCAAGAACAAGAGCCAAACCTACCTGGCCTATCAACCGGACTTCATCAAGGCTAGGGAGGCTCTCCTGGCCCGTGCAGAGGCCTTTGCGGGGTGTCTGTGGCCCATGCTGTGCGAGCCAAACGACTGGTCGGACGACTTTGCTGGGGGCTACCTCACCAACGACCTCAGACGGCTGACACGCCTGGTCAGGACTCGGGTTTCGAGAAGGGACGCACTATTACGGGATAGCAAGGCCCTCGCCATGCTGAACCGTCTCCAGAAGGTCCCCTACCGGATCAATGACCGGATACTTGAACTAGCCAATTTCTGCAAGGAACGCCGCCTAACGGTGGATAAGTTCCGAGCCGAGGAACCAACTCCTCCTCCGCCAAAGCCAGAACCATGGGAGACAGCCTCCGATGAAGACAAGATTGCTTATCGTCGTGCTCGAACTGAGATCGAAGATAGGAATGCTGCTCTGGCGCAGAAGAACTACAGAACAACAGAAGCTCTGTATGTAGCTAACAAGTATAAGGGAGAAACATTCTGGATTCCCTGGTCATTTGATTTTCGGGGAAGAGTTTATCCAATTCCCACAAGCCTCAGTCCTCAAGGAACAGATTTTGATAAGAGTCTGATTTACTTTGCGGAGGAAGGTCCTGTGTCAGAGTGGTGGTTAGGATTTCAAGTAGCAACTACTTGGGGTCTTGATAAAGCTCCTATGGATGAACGACAATCATGGGTCACATCTAATCACGACTTCATTACTCGTGTCGCTACTGATCCTGAGGGAACAATCTCTGAGTGGTCAAAAGCAGAAGAGCCTTGGTGTTTTATTAGTGCGGCTATTGAATACTATCAGTGTGTCATTACTAATGAAAAGCTCACCAGTGGTCTACCAATCTCGGTTGATGCAACTTGTTCAGGTCTCCAGCATCTCAGTGCTATGGCTTTGGACAGGAAAGCGGCTGAAATGGTCAATGTGGTACCAACTCCGAAACCTAGTGATGGGTACGCCATTGTTGCTGAGGTCGCTAAAACGCAACTTCCGGAACACCTTCATCTCCTGATTACACGAAAGCTAACCAAGAGAACTGTCATGACCACTCCTTATGGAGTTACAGAGAACAGTGCTCGTGATTACATTCGTCAGGAACTAAAAGGTGTCGAATTAGAAAAGGGTGAGCTTCAAGCAATTGTCAAGGCAGTCTACCGTTATGGGGTAAGAACTGTCTTTGCTGGTCCCTGTGCTTCTATGGCCTTTATTCAGAAGGCTGCTGGAGAGTGCATCAAAAACAAAGACCCCTACATCAAATGGGTCACACCTTCTGGGTTCACTGTCTTTCAGGAATACAGAAAGAATGATGTCACTCGTGTCAGAACCAAATTGCTTGGACAACGCATCGACACACAGATGCTTAAGGAATGGGATGAGCGTACGATTGACCTAAGTAAGGCCAAGACTGCTGCTAGTCCAAACCTTGTGCATTCTTTAGATGCAGCCCTGTTACATCTTGTCTTTGCTGAATGGCAGAGACCGTTTACCGTAATCCACGATTGTGTACTTGGTCGTTCCTGTGACATGAACGATCTAGCTGAAGCAATCCGAGACAAGTTTGTTGAAATCTATTCCCAGCCTGTGCTTCGTAATTGGGCAGAGCAGTTAGGAGTAGAGTTTGATGAAAGTGTCATGATCAATACCCTTGACATTAACGATGTTCAAGGTTCCTCCTACTTTTTCTGCTAATGTCTGCACCTGACTTTGCTGAGTATTCTGAGATCTTTGGGGTACGTGAATGCGTCCTTGAGAATCTCTACGACGACTTCTGTGCGGAAGCTGAGGTCTCTGATTTTGAGATCGACTTCTTCTCGTACCTTGTCGAGGAGTTTGCAAACTTTGCCTATCTTGCTGCGGCTATCAACGGCGAGAACGCTGTCGATTGTCTTGCAGCCTACGATCGGGTCTACACCGACCTCACCGAGGAAGCCTGATGACGGACAACATTGCATACTTCGCTGACTACTACGGCATTTCCCCTGAAGAAGTTCTTGAGGCCAGCCGTTGGTTTGATGAGTCCATCGACGATCACGTTGAGGATCTCTTCCAACTGATTGCTGATCACAACGAAATCACCACCACCGCTGCTATCACCGAACTGCTCCATGTCTGATAACCGCTTTATCATCACCACCACGCTTGAAGGCTACATCAACGCCTTGAAGCCTTCCGGTAAGTTCAACAACTGCACCATTGGTTTCCGCATTCCTGAGGAAGACCTTGGCAAGTTCGATGCCTGTTACGAGCAGTGCATTGCCTGGGGCCGCAACAAGATGAACGGCAAGCGCTTCACCGAGGAACTGCCCAAGTGGCAGGAGGATGGCTTCGTCAAGGTGTCCTACGGCGGCGAGGAAGGGGCTCCTATGTTCCCCTGGGTGGATACTGATGGTGTTCCCCTGGACATCGATACCCCTGTCTGGAAGGGCACGGTGGTTCGCCTGATCATCGATCTGAAGCCTTATGTCTACGCAACCAAAGTTGGATGCAGCTTCAAAGTTAAAGGTGCTCAAGTTATCAAACTTGTCAGCTCTGGCGGGTCTGATTCTGGTGAGCTTAGTTCTGAAGACGTGGCTGGATTGTTTGGAAGTGTGGATGGTTTTAAGGCTGGCGCTCCATCGTTTAAGCCAGATCAAGCCGATGAAGCTGGTCCTGGATATGACGACGACGATCTTCCGTTCTAATGCCAAAGTACCGGTCCCGCCTGGAAGAACGGCTGGCCCGGTGGATGGAAGTCAACGAACTGTCCTTTGAGTACGAGACTCTTAAGCTCGACTACACCGTTAAAGCCGTCTACACGCCCGACTTCGTTCTTCCAAACGGAGTCATACTCGAAGCCAAGGGTTATCTCAAACCAGAAGATCGAAGGAAGATGCTTGCCGTTAAAAAGCAACATCCAGAGCTTGACATTCGGTTTGTCTTCCAAGCTCCAAAGAATACATTGTCAAAGGAATCTAAGACGACGTATGCTGAGTGGGCAACGAAGAATGGATTTCCCTGGGCTCTTTATACTAACATTCCCTTAGAATGGTTCGACTGACCGACGATTCCGAATTTGTCCGTCACGAGCCTTGTCCTTCCTGTGGGAGTAGTGATGCTCTTGCCCGTTACACCGATGGTCATGGGCATTGCTTCTCCTGCCGGTATTATGAACATGGTGACGGCACCTCCATCAACGTTCACAAGCCGCAACGATTTATGGACTTCACTGGGGACATTGTTCCTCTCCGATCACGCAACATTCACGAGGATACATGTAAGAAGTTCAACGTTCGTTACGACGCCGACAGTCAAAGCCTTCGCTTTCCTTATTACTCTCAGGCTGGCCAGCTGACATCTTTTAAGAGTCGCAGCACAGACAAGGAGTTTAAATGGACAGGTCGTAATGAAGACCACACCCTATTTGGTCAACAACTGTGGGGCAGTGGTAAGTCCCTTGTAATTACCGAGGGTGAACTCGATTGTCTTAGCGTCTTTCAGGTACGTCAAAGTTGGCCTGTTGTCTCCCTACCAAATGGAGCCGCTGGTGCCCGCAAGGCCCTTCAACATCAATTGAAATGGGTCCTGGGGTTTGATGAAATCATTCTTCTCTTTGACAACGATGAAGCTGGACAACAAGCGGCACAAGACTGTGCAAGTTTGTTTCCACACGATAAACTATTCATTGCCACCACCGCCCCTTACAAGGATGCTAATGAAGCAGTAATTGCCAAAGACTATGATGCCATCAGACAGGCACTCTGGAATAAGAAACAGTACGCTCCGAAGACAGTCATCGACGGACGTGACCTTTTCGACCTGGCAACCCGTCCCCTTCATGGTAGGGATGCTGATTGGCCTTTCAATGCTCTTGATTCCATTACTGGTGGTCTTAGAAAAGGAGAACTGGTCACGGTTACCGCAGGCTCAGGCGTGGGGAAATCAACCGTCTGTGGTGAGGTAGCCCAGAAACTGATTGATCAAGGTCATAGCGTTGGATACATTGCTCTGGAGGAGAACCTTCAGCGCACAGCTCTACGCTTGATGTCCGTCAAGGCAAACAAACCTTTGCATCTCAACAATGAACTACCTGAAGAAGATCTCAAGGCTGCGTTCGATGCCTCCCTGGGAACTGGCAGGGTGTACTTGCGAGATGGTTTTGGTTCTGTGGACCCTGATGCAATTCTGTCCGACTGCCGATTCATGGCTCTTGCCAAAGAAGTTGGCTGGATCATCCTTGATCACCTCTCCATTCTCATGTCTGGAAATGAGTCTCACGATGAGCGCAAATTGATAGATCTTACCATGACTAAGCTTCGTTCATTTGTGGAAGAAACTGGTATTGGTATGATTCTTATCAGCCACCTCAAACGGCCAGCCAATGACAAGGGACATGAAGATGGAGCACAGGTCAGCCTCGGTCATCTTCGAGGCAGTCACAGCATTGTGCAACTTTCTGACATGGTTATTGCCCTTGAGCGTAACCTTTCCTCTGGTCAGAACTATTCCAACATCCGAGTGTTGAAGAACCGATTCAATGGACAGACCGGCCCTGCTGGTACCATTGCGTTTGATTCTGCAACAGGACGAATGAAGGAGGATCTCACTGCTGCTTTCAATGACAAATCAACCGCTTCCACACCTGATGACTACACCGACTTCTGAGCATCAACATGTTGTATGTGCCTGCGGTTCTGACGCCTTTTTCTTCTCAGATATGGACCCAAGCGGTTACTTCTGCGAAGAGTGCGGCCGTCCAGATGCTATTACGCAAGCAACCCTCGACCGTGAGGAGCCAGGCGCATGGTCTTAAGACTTCTCTTTGACATTGAAACCAACGGCCTTCCTCGTCAAGGCATGACCCATCTTCATTGTCTGGTCGTCAAAGACTTGGACAATGGCGACATCTATCGATTCAACGATACAGGTTCAGCTGACTCAATCACTAACGGTGTCAACCTCCTCGCCTCAGCAGATGTTCTTGTTGGCCACAATATTGTGGGCTTCGACATTCCTGCTATCAAAGAAGTTTACCCGTTCTTTCAAACAAAGGCAGAGACGTTCGATACGTTAATCATGAGTAGGATGTTCTTTCCAGACATTCTAAGCAGGGACTATCGGCTGAAGCCTATTGGAATGCCAGGCAAGCTTTATGGGCGTCATTCTTTGGAGTCCTGGGGCTATCGCCTTGGGGAATACAAAGGAGAGTTTGGCAAGACTACCGACTGGTCCGAATGGTCCCAAGAAATGGAGGACTATTGTGAGCAGGACGTTCATGTCAGCGTGAAATTATTTGAGTTGTTCTCCTCTAAGCTGAACAAGTTCGATGATTCCATTCGCCTTGAACATGACGTAGCTGCGATCATGGCTCTTCAAGAAACAGCTGGTTGGCCATTTGATGTTAAAAAGGCACAGCAGTTGGAGTCCGTTCTCAGAACAGAAATGGACGAGCTTGCTGATAAGATGCGGGCCACCTTTGCTTATGTAGATGGTGGGCAGATGACACCTAAGCGTCCTAACGCAACACGTGGGTACATCAAAGACGCACCCTTTACAAAGCTAAAGGAGTTCAACCCAACCAGCAGAGATCACATCGGCTGGGCCTTCATGACCTGGAGGGGGTGGAAACCAGAAACCTTTACTGACACTGGACGACCAAAGATTGATGAAGGCATCCTCAAAGGCATCAACACCGAAGAAGCCACCACATTCGGACGAATCCTTGAACTTCAAAAGGCTTTGGGACAACTTAGTGACGGAGCCAACGCTTGGCTTAAAACAGTTACTAAAGATGGTCGTATCCATCACACGTGTCAGCTTGCCACCAACACGGGTAGGAATGCGCACAGTCGTCCTAACTTGGGTCAAACTTCTTCTGATCCTCGTTGCCGTGCTTTGTTTGGTCCTGGTGCTGGGATGCGTCAGGTTGGTGCGGATGCTTCTGGACTCGAGCTTCGTATGCTTGGCCACTACCTTGCTTTCTATGACAATTGTGCTTTCGCGGATGTTGTCGTTAATGGAGACATTCATCAGCAAAATGCTGATCGGGTTGGATGCTCAAGAAAAGATGTTAAGACGCTAACTTATGCCTTCATTTATGGGGCATCCGATAAGAAGATAGGCACATCACTTGACAAGTCTCTTGATGACAAGAAAGCTGCTGCTCTTGGTAAGGACATCCGCAAGAAGTTTCTTGAGGCTATTCCTGGTCTTGATCAGCTTCTCACAGCCGTCAACAAACGAGCAGATTCCGATGTTCTGAAGGGTCTTGATGGTCGTCCTATCCGTCTTCAGGGTAAGAGACACGCAGCCCTTAACTACCTTCTCCAATCCGCTGGAGCAATTGTTTGTAAGCGATGGAATGCTATTGCCTTCCAACAAACACAACAACTTGGATGGGCTTGGGGCGTTGATTACCAATGGCTCGGCTGGATCCATGACGAAATACAACTCGCTGTTCAACCGCACCTAGTCAATGACGCCAAATTCCAACTCGAATGGTCGATCGTCCAAGCAGGCGAGTACTACAAACTCAGGGTCCCCCTGGCCTCAGAAGCAAAGGAAGGATCATCCTGGGCAGACTGTCACTGATACCCACCTCCGCATCGATGCTGATTTCTATGCCTACCGTGCCTGTCAATCTGCTGAAACTGAACTTGACTGGGGTGATGACCTCATTACAATCGCTAGTAACTTCAAGCAAGTTCTGGAAATCTTTGAAGGGGAAATCAATCTCCTCAAAAAACGCTTCGACACCAACTACATCACTCTGTACTTCTCCGACAGCAAGAACTTCCGTAAGGTTGTATCTCCCGACTACAAGGGAAAACGCACTAAACGCAAGCCTGTGGGGTACAAGCGACTCCTAGAGTGGTGTGCTCAGAATTACAAGGTAGTTCGCTATCCAAACCTGGAGGCTGATGATGCTCTTGGATTGGAGTGTCATCTTGATCCAAGTAACTTTGTGCTGGTCAGTCCAGACAAGGATATGAAGCAGATCGCCTGCCGCCTGTTCAACGGCACAGATGAGGTCAACGTGACCCCTGAGGAGGCCGACTACTGGTTCTGGACGCAATGCCTCACAGGAGACCCCGTAGACGGCTACAAGGGCGTTCCTGGTATTGGAGCGAAGGGTGCTGAGAAGATCCTTGACAAGGCTGAGGATCCATGGGATGCCATCGTGGCTTCTTATGAAAAGGCTGGCCTCACATACGATGAAGCCCTCAAGAATGCTCGTCTTGCTCGGATCCTCCGGCCTGGTGAGTACAACTCCACCACCAAGGAACCCATTCTATGGACCCCACCGCAGCCCTCATTGGATTAGACATCGGCCTTGTACTGACAATTATTTATGTCCTTGATCGGAACGTTTTCCATGCCGTTGACCTCATCCTCAGAGGAATTCCCGTCTGGATTGCACTACGATACAATCAAACAGTTCTTGGAATCAGACTTCGACTCGACAGAGCAAGAGGACCAGTTGGAAAACTCTGGAACGAGTATTGTCTTTGGCAAATCCGGAATAACCCAGCCTACAAAGAATTCTTCAAGGAGATGTCCGAGATGCAAGACAAATGATTGCACAACTGCGCTCTCTGGAAGAATAAATTCTTACTGCAAATCTTGTGAAGCTGAATACGCTAAACAGCGGTACGAAGCCAGGAGAACATTTGTAGATGAATATAAAATGGAAACAGGTTGCCAAAGATGTGGTTATCGTGAGCATCCAGTTGCATTAGAATTTGATCACATTGATCCATTGACCAAAAAATATAGCATAGGTAGTCAACTTATGTCTATGTCTTGGAAGTCTCTTCACGAAGAAATTTCTAAATGTCAAGTTCTTTGTGCAAATTGCCATCAAATCCACACGCACGAATCCAATCACTATGCCACCAGAAGAATCAACTAAGTATTCTCCTTCTCATTACAAAAGAGGATCTTACGAAGTTTGGGATTTTATAGTTGACCAAGGTCTTGATTATCTTTCTGGTAATTGCATCAAGTACATTTGCCGCGCAGGTCACAAAAGCTACGAGTCCGAAATGGATGACTGGCTAAAGGTAAAGGCCTACGTAGATCGCAAGATCAAAGCCATCTCTGAGTCTCGCAACTAATGCACAACGCTTCGCTGCTCCAACAGGCCATCACCTTCCGACAGGCGATGGATCAACCACTCAACACCCCTGACGAAACCGTTTACGAACTTCAATTTAAGTTGATTGCGGAGGAGTACCACGAGCTAAGGGACGCCTTTGAAACAGAACTGGATGGTGTTACAAAGGAAGAACAGTTAAAGGAACTAGCTGACCTTGTGTTCGTCTGCTACCAGTATGCTGCTGCTCGTGGCTGGAACCTAGACGTGGCCATGCGGCGCGTGTTTGAAAGCAATATGTCAAAGCTGGTCGATGGAAAGCCCCTCCGCCGAGCAGATGGTAAAGTACTCAAGGGCCCAAACTACCAACCTCCTATTCTCGACGATCTCATCTGACACCAATGTCTTCCACCCCTAACCTCATTGCTCGCACCGGCCGTGTCCAAAACTGGATCGATAACCCAGAGTCCCGCCTCCCAGTCAGCTGTACGGTCTTCGTTGTGGAAGACACTATGGAAGGGCCTGAGGGAATTGAAGCTTCCTGGCGTTTCGTCTCCCACGCTCTTCGTAATGGAGCTGGCGTTGCTGTTCACCTTAGTAAGCTCCGTCCTCGTGGGAATGAAAACGGAAAAGGACTTACAGCATCTGGCCCCGTCTCCTTTGCCCGAATCTACTCTGCCCTTAATGAAACCCTAAGGCGTGGGGGCGTTTATAAAAATGGGGCTGTAGTGTGTCACCTCGATTATACGCACCCTGATGCTATTGAATTCATTACTGCTTCCCGTTCAGATCTTTCCTGGGTCAAGCGGTGTCTCAATGTAGACCAGAACTTCCTTAAGTATGCTTCTGATGAGTTGATTGAAGCAACCCTTGACGGCATCAAGAAGGGTGACCTCTGGCTCAATAAGATCCGCCACGATTCAAATGGCAACCGCATCTATGGAAATGTCTGCCTTGAAGTTTATCTGCCTAGCCGGGGCACTTGTCTACTCCAGCATGTTAATCTGGGTGCTTGTAAGCTTGAAGATCTTACCCCTGCTTTCGTAGAAGGCATGAGCAGCCTGATCGAACTTCACTCTAAGACTGGTGTTGGTGATACCGGTGAGTACCTTGCCCCTGAAATTGATCGTCAGGTTGGTCTTGGTGTTCTCGGTCTTGCTAACTTCCTGTGCCAGAACAAAGTGACCTACAAAGAGTTTGGTCTTGCCCTGGATCAATACTTCAATCACACTCCACAACATACCCCTGCCTATCTCCTGGTCTCTGAACTTGCTAAGTCGATTGAAATCGCAGCACAAATCGCACGAGCTGCAAACATGTCCCGTGCCTTTGCAATCGCGCCTACGGCTTCCTGTTCTTACAGCAACGTCGATCTTCGTGGGTTTACTACTGCCCCCGAGCTGGCCCCTCCTATCTCTCGTCATGTCGATCGTGATAGTGGGACATTTGGAGTCCAGTCTTATGACTACCCGCCCGACATCGAGATCGCTGCTGAAGTAGGTTGGGAAGATTACAATCGTGTGGTGGATGGTGTTGTTCGCCTGTTCCAAAGCACCATGCTCTTCCACGGCTATTCATACAACAGCTGGAGTGATGTGGTCACCTATGACGACATGTTCCTGTATGAGTGGCTTAACTCGCCACAAACGAGTCTTTACTATGCCCTTCAGGTGATGCCTGATACGCAAGCCAAGGATGATGCCCTTGCTGCTCTTGATGAAGACTTCCGTGATCTCTTTGGGTTCGATCAAGACATCGATCCTGACTGTGGCTGTCCCATTCCTAAACCAGAAAACAACGAACCCTGCATTCCTTGCGGAGAATAATGAACACAACTCTCAGTCCATATGATCAGGTAATTAGCCGCAAGCGCAAGTGGACTCCGGTAGCAGTTCAAAAGGGCAACCTCGTGGATGGTTCTGAGGAATCAATCTACCGAGCCCTGGCTCTCCGTCACCTTGAACTTCCGGTTGCTGAGTTCCTTAAGCAAGGCCTGGAAAAGGAGCTACCCAAAACTGCTGGTGTTATTGAAGCTCTTCAATCGAACATCCTTGATGAAGAACGTCACGACCAAGCCTTTGAATATGTAGTTGCGGCCCATGGTTCAGACAGTAAAGCTGAAACCGAAGGTCGTCACATTCTCAAGGCGTGGATGGAAGCACCAGAGCATCCAATTCTAAAGGCCGCTATTCTTGAACGCAGTGTCTTCTTCGTCCTCCTTCCCTTCTACCGATTCAACGGAGACATCGGAATTAGAACCACGGCAGCCGATGTGTCAAGGGACGAACAAACCCATGTCGCGATCCACTCGATGGTCTGTTCAGAGCTGGGCCTCAAGTCCACACCAAGCCTCAATCGCCTACGTAGAGCGACTGTGGGATGGGTAGTAGATGGACTGTCTGCCAGTTCAAACAAGTACCTTGATAAAGATTTCTGGCTGAGCCAATCTGATTCCCTTTATGAGCGCGGTAAAGCCCCTGGCCTTGCCGACACCCAACGTGCTCGAATGCCAGCGTTCTTCGAGGCAGCGAACACCGACCTTCCGCAATATGGCTAGTCCCTTTCTTGAAGAAGAAACGTTGCCCCTGACCCGCGTGGTTGGGGGTAATGTTGACCTAGATCGCCTTATTCAGGAACTGGATTCCATGTATCCTGACACATATCCTGACCACAACATCACCGATAGAGATCTAGCCTTTCGTGCTGGAGCAATCTCCATTATTCGTTACCTTAAATTAAAAAAGGAAATTTAATCATGTGTGCAGGCAATGCAGGCCGCAAACAACATCACGCTCAAGAACAGGCCAAGCGTGAATTCGCAGCACAGGCTGCTCAGCAACAGCAAATGTTTGAGCAGGAAGCTCAGATGCTTCGTACCCAAATGGAACAGAACAAGCCCGTTCCTCCTCCGGTTCCTGTAGGCATCAATGAACAGGCTGCTCGTGTAACTTCAAAGCGTAGCAAGCGCTCTGCTCAACGTCAGGCTGCCATGGGTGCTGCTGCCCTTCGTATTCCTACTGCTGGTATTTCTACTGGTGGTGGAGCTGGAACCCCATCTGCTACGGCTGGCAGTTCTGTTAAACTTAATATTGGTTGATCATGGAAAATCAGTCCGCCGCGTCTCGCTACGCAAGGCTAGCCAGTGATCGGACGATCTTCCTTGATACTGGCAGGGATTGTGCCGAGCTGAGCCTGCCCTATCTCCTGACTAGAACAGGAGTTGTCAACGGTCAGAAACTTACCACCCCATGGCAGTCGATGGGCGCCAAGGGTGTTAATGTGATGGCCTCGAAGCTTATGTTGAGTCTGTTCCCTGTGAACACAACATTCTTTAAGCTTCAGATCAATGATGGCAAATTGGCTTCGGACCCAAATCTTGACGCTAAGATCAGATCTGAGATCGACTTGAGCCTCTCCAAAATGGAGCGGGTAGTCATGCAAAACATCGCTGAATCACAGGATCGTGTGATCCTCCACCAGGCGATGAAGCACTTGATTGTAACCGGGAATGTCCTGGTATACATGGGTTCAAAAGGGGTAAAGATTTATCCTCTCGACCGTTATGTGGTCGTACGAGATGGAGAAGGTCAGCCCACTGAGATTGTTACGGTTGAATCTATCAATCGTCAATTCCTTCCAAAGGAGTTTCAAAAGTCCAGTCAGAACGTTAATCGCGTAGACGACAATACTTCCACACCTTCTGTTGATGTAACCGTTGGTGAGGATGAGGTTGCTGTTTATACGTGGGCTAAGCTACAGGATGGTCAATGGCGTTGGCGTCAAGAAGCCGATGATATGATCATTCCCGATTCGATGGGTAAGGCTCCAAAGACAACAACTCCTTGGCTTCCATTACGCTTTAATGTTGTTGATGGTGAAGATTACGGACGTGGCCGAATTGAAGAATATCTTGGAGATCTTAAGTCTCTTGAAGGACTTATGCAAGCAATGGTGGAAGGTTCCGCTGCTGCTGCTAAGGTGGTCTTTCTGGTATCTCCTTCTGCTACCATTAAGCCTTCTGTATTGGCGAAGGCAGGAAATGGTGCAATCATTCAAGGACGTGCTGAAGATGTAACTGCTGTTCAGGTTCAAAAGCAGGCAGATTTCGCTTCGGCATTCCAGATGATCACCTCCTTGACGCAACGGTTGTCGGAGGCTTTTCTTATTCTTTCTGTTCGTCAGAGCGAAAGAACAACCGCTGAAGAAATCCGCGCTACCCAACAAGAACTCAATGAACAGTTGGGTGGAATCTACGGTAATCTTACCTCCGAATTGCTGCGTCCCTACCTTCAACGTAAGCTCTTTTTGCTCCAACGTTCTGGAGATCTGCCAAAGCTTCCTAAAGGTGTAGTATTCCCAACCGTAATTGCTGGCCTTGATGGCATTGGTCGTGGTCAAGATCGGGAATCTCTGATGATGTTCCTGTCTACCGTGGCTCAAAGTCTTGGTCCAGAAATGGTGATGAAGTATATTCATCCTGATGAAGCAATCAAGCGCCTTGCAGCAAGTCAAGGTATTGATCCACTTAAGCTGATCAAGACACCTGATGAGCAGGCAGCTGATGTTCAATCACAACAATCGCAAGCAATGCAGGCGTCGCTGATGAACCAGGCTGGCGATCTTGCCAAGGCTCCTATGTTGGATCCATCCAAAAACCCAGAAGCACTAGATTCTATTCGTAATGTCGCCGCAAACTTCCAAGAAGGAAACGTCTCCCTCCCAACCGTCCCCGCAGCCGGAACTTGAAGAAGAATTTCAGGAACTAAATCCTGAGGACTTTGAACTTCCTGATTCCATTGAGCTGACTACTCGTAACAAGTATGCGGGTAAACCTAAGGTTCGTGCTAACACCTCCAAGCCTAAGGTTGGAAGTCATGGACCTAAGATTAGCAAACCCACCTTTGGCACCGTTCGCGGTGAATACAACTGATCCACAACCAAACCATCATGCCTGAAATTACGTTTGATTCCACTGACGACCTTGACCTTACTGAGACTCGTCAAACCAACGAAGCACGACTCCTTGAACTTGGAGAAAAGCTTCAAAACGAAGAGGATGCTCGTGAGCAGCGCAAGTACGATCAGGCCCGAGAGGATGCTGAGTCGGAGCTGCGGTATGCTGGTAAATTCAAGTCTGCTGAAGATCTTGAAAAGGCATACAAAGAGCTGGAGAAGAAGCTAGGTCAAAAGGAAGAGACTACTCAGGAAGAGGGTGAGGATACCCCAGAAGGAGGTGAAGAGGAGGAAGAGGTTGCTGAGTCTGAAGAAGTTCAGGTTATTCTGAAGGCGTCGGAAGAGTACTACTCCAACGACAACCAGCTCAGCCCTGAGACCCTCCAAAAGCTCAAGGAACTGCCCTCTGAAAAGCTGGTAGAGGCTTACCTGGAACTCCAAAAGAACGCCCCTCCTGTGGCTCCTAAGGCCCTCTCTGATGCTGATGCGCAGGACATTGTTAAGTCGGTTGGCGGTGAAGAGGTCTATGGTCAAACCCTGGCCTGGGCCTCTGAGAACCTTTCTCCTGCTGAGGTTGCTGCCTACGATAATGTCGTGAACAGTGGTAACAAGGATGCTATCTTCTTTGCTGTTCAAGCCCTCAACCAACGGTACAAAGATGCTGTTGGGTTTGAAGGGCAGCAGGTGTCCGGCAAGGCCGTACGTAATAACGTAAAAGGTTTCCGTTCACAAGCCGAATTGGCACGGGCCATCTCTGATCCTCGCTATCGGAACGACCCCGCCTATCGCATGGACATCGAAACAAAGCTGGCTGCAAGCGGCGATCTGCTCTAACTGATCGTGGGGACTGCAATGTCCCCCTGCCAATTGAGGATGGCAAACCTCGTTAAAAACCTAGTCATGACTGGAGTATTGGCCCACTGAGGTGGATACCCAATACAAAGGACGTATTGCCCAAAAACTGAATACTTTAATCCGGACAAAACTCTAAGTACTTAGGAATCAAGTAAACCCTTTTTTCCTTTTAATCAAGTGACTGCAACTCTTACTCAACTCGGTCAGTCTAACAAGGCTGGCGATACTAAGGCCCTGTTCCTTAAATTGTTTACTGGGGAGGTGTATGAAGCCTTCCGTAACTCGACGATTGCAAAAGGCCTGGTTCAGAACCGTACCCTGCGCAACGGCAAAGAAGCCCAGTTCATTCACACCGGCCGCATCCAAGCTGGTTTCCACACCCCCGGTACTGCTATCCTTGGTAGCGGCAACCCTCCTGTGGCCGAAACCACCATCGCAATGGATGACCTGCTGGTTGCCAGCGCGTTCGTTTATGACCTGAACGAGACCCTGGCCCAGTACGACATTCGCGGTCCCATCGCCCGTCAGATCGGCCAGAGCCTGGCTGAATTCTATGACCGTCGCGTGTTCCGCGTTCTGGACCGTGCCTCTGGCCTGTCCGCTGCTGTGACCGGCGAGCCTGGTGGTTTCCGTGTGAACCTGGGCGCCAACAAAGAATACGATGCTCAGGCCCTGGTTGACGGCTTCTTTGAAGCTGCCGCCCGTCTCGATGAAATCGCTGCTCCTAAGGATGGTCGTGTGGCCGTGCTGGCTCCTCGTCAGTACTACGCCCTGATCAGCCAGGTGGATACCAACATCCTGAACCGTGAATACGGCAACACCCAGGGCAACCTGAACAGCGGTGAAGGTCTCTACGAGATCGCCGGTATCAAGATCTACAAGTCCAACAACATCCCCTTCCTTGGTAAGTACGGCTCTGCTGCTGGTACCGCCATCGATGCGGCTGCTGTGACCGGTGAGAACAACAACTACGGTATCGCTACCGACTTCACCCACAGCTGCGGCCTGATCTTCCACCGTGATGCTGCTGGTGTTGTGGAGGCCATCGGTCCCTCCGTTCAGACCACCGGTGCCGATACGAAGGTGATCTATCAAGGCGATGTTATCGTCGGTCGCCTCGCATACGGTGCTGGCCCTGTGCGCGTTTCCTGCGCCGGTGCCTTCCGTAACGTGGCCTGATTTCTTTGGGGACTTCTTCGGGGGTCCCCTCCCCTTTTTTACCTGCTCAATCAATGACTACCAAACTACAAGCAATCAACCAGATGCTTTCTGGTATTGGGCAGGCACCCGTGGTGTCTCTCGATATTGCAAATCCTGAAATTGCTCTTGCTGAAACCGTACTTGATTCGGTCAATCGGGAGGTGCAAGGAGAGGGGTGGCATTTCAATACTGAGGTGAACTATCCGTTTACTGCTGATGTTAACGGGGAGGTTCTGGTTCCTCAGAATGTGCTGCAACTTTCTGACAACAAGATTTCCAATGTCCAGAAGTATCAAACGGTACTGAGGGATGGAAAGCTTTATGATAAGGTAAACCACACCTTTAACTTTACCGCAGGCAGCACTGTTAAGTGTGATGTTGTCTGGTTCTTTAACTTTGAAGATCTTCCTCAGGTCTTTAAGGATTACATCACCCAACGCTCTGCTCGTGTCTTTGCTGGACGTGCCCTTGGTTCCCAAGAGATGGTAACCTTTAACGTTCAGGATGAGGTGTTGTTGCGGGCGAATTGTATTGCCTATGACACTGACACTTCTGAAGCCAATATCTTTGGTCAGGAGAACGGTCAGAACTTCTACATCTCTTATACTCCCTACCGAGCTATTGCACGATAATGGCTGCCATCTCTCAGAAAATTCCTAATCTAATTGGTGGTGTATCTCAGCAGCCTGATAGTCTCAAGCTCAACAACCAACTGAGAAGTTGCACCAATTACTATCCAGACCCTACCTTTGGTTTGGCTAAACGGCCAGGCCTTCGTGGTATTAGGCGTCTGACAAATGCTACGGCAAACGGTACGTGGTTTACCATCTTCCGAGATGAGGAAGAGAAGTACATTGTTGAGTTTACCAAGGCTGGTGCTCTACGTATTTGGGATGCCAATAGCGGCATTGAACAAACTGTAAACGCAACTGCTTCCACCTACGCAGCACATACAAACGCAGATGATCTTGCTATCCTGCAGATCAATGATTACACGTTTGTGCTTAATCGTAAGGTTGTTGTGGCAGAGAATGCTGCAGACCTGAGCCCTACGGTAAATCCGTTTGGCTTCATTGCCCTTAACAATATTGCGTACGCTACAACTTACACTGTTATTGTTGATGGTGTTAGTTTTAGTTATAACACACCCACTACCTCAACGACAGCTCTTAATGCTGCGGACATCCTAAACGGTTTGGCTGGCTCTATTAACGCCAACCCTGCCTTTGTTGCCACAGTTGTCGGTAGCTCTATTCATGTTCGTCGAGCTAACAACGCTAACTTTTCTTTGGAGGCGCGTGGTGGTCAGACTGGCACTGCAATTCAAGCCTTTAAAGGTATTGTCAGTGTTGTATCTGAACTGCCAACTCAATTTCTCAATGGAGCCAAGATTAAGGTCCAAGCTTCTGAAAACTCAGATGGCGATGATTATTGGGTAGTCTTCCAAACAAGTAATGGTGGAGCTAGTGGAGCTGGTTCTTGGGAAGAGACTATTGCTGGTGGTATTGTTGAAACCATCAACGAAGCGACACTTCCTCACGTAATCATTCGTGAAGCTAATGGAACCTTTACCTTCCGTAAGCTGGACGAAGCATCAGCAACAGCAACCCCTGCCACCTCTTCGGTCAGTGGTGTTCCTCAAACAGTATCCGTTCTAAGTTCTGGCAATGGGCGATATGCTGTTGGCCAAAGCTTCCCTGTTTATGGTGGTACGGGTCTGAACCTACGCCTTAAGGTAACAGCAACTCGGACAGATACGACAACCACTAACTTTGCTTGGGCTCCTAGTCCGACGGATTATGTTGAGCGTATCATCTATACCTCAGGCAGTCAGCTTTATCGTTGGTATCGCAATGGTGAGGTATTCCAGACTACTGGTTCCGATGCTTCGTTTGACATTGGCAACAACACCTATTCCGTTCTTGGCGCTTACAATACAGTAGCTTCAGGCGATCCATCTATTGCTTTAAGGCAGCAGGCTGGTCTGCGCATTGTCACCACCACCACAGGTGTCATTGATGCGGTTGAAATCAGTCGAGCAGGCCGAGCATATACTGCTTTGGATACGGTAACAAACCTTGAAGGTGATACGTTCCGCGTACTGACAGTTGCCACCGTTACTCTTAACGTCGATGCAATTGCTAAGCAGTTCTGGAAGCCAAGAGAAGTAGGAGACAATACAACCAATCCAATGCCTTCCTTTGTTGGTAACCCCATCCATGGAATTGCATTCTTCAAGAACCGATTGGTTTTCATGTCAAATGAAAATGTAATCACTTCTCAAGCAGGAGACTACTTTAACTTCTTTGCTTCTACGGTTCTTACGGTTGTAGCCAGTGATCCAATCGATCTTTCGTGTGGCAGCCTGCGTCCCATTGAACTGCGGCACTCCATTCAAACTACTCGTGGTTTGGTTCTGTTTGCAGACAATGCTCAATACATTCTAGAAACCACAACCGAAGCATTCTCGGCAGCTACTGCTGAGATCAACTCTGTGTCGTATTACAACCAGAGTCCTCGTATTGCTCCAGTTGATACTGGTCCTAGTATTGTATTTATTGAAGAGAACGACACCGCAGCCCAGGTGTTTGAAATGCTTGTTGGTGAAGCAGTTGGTTCTAAGCCTGCTGTTGTTGAACTGACACGTATCGTTCCTTCTTATATTCCATCTGATATTAAAGAGCTGAAGGTCACCACTTCTGCGACCACCTTCATGCTTACCACCTATCGTGAGCCTAATGCTATCTATGTGTTCCGCTTCTTCAATGATGGAGCTGAACGGCGGATGGCTTCCTGGTTCAAATGGGTAGTAAGTGGTGATGTAGAGATGATCGAATTCAACCATGATCAGCTTTACATTGTTACCAAGCAGGATGGTGGTTATGTGGTCAGCCATGTCAACCTTCTGACAGAAACTCCTGGAGGTGCTGTGTTCTTTGACGGGGGCTATGTGGATCTCCGTCTTGACCTGATGGATTACAACCCCACAAAGGTCTACTTCGCAGGGACAGACACTACCCACATATGCTTCAAGGATGGGTTCAATCAAGCTAATCTTCAACCAGTTCTCGTTAGTTTGGATCCGCTTAATCCAGGCTACGTCCAAGAGCTTGATTTTGAAGTAGATCTCGCTCAACCAGTTGGACAGCGTTACTTTGTAGAGGTGGATGGAAACCAGACCCTTTCTAAGTTTGCTCTTGGATACAAGTATGTTGCTCAGGCTACCATGCCAGCCTTCTTCGTAACCAATGGTGAAGGACGAAAGGATACCTTGAATCTTCCCATGGTCAATCGTATGCAGATTGATAGCTACAACTCTGGACCGTTTAACATCACCGTGGATGCTGACGGAAGAGACGCCTTTAGCTTGGACCTTCCTCAAATTACAAGTAACCTTTACTTGGCCAACTCCGTTCCTATCCTTAGGAATGCTCAAAACAAAGTTCCTGTGATGGCAAAAGGTAATCAGGTAGAAATTACTCTTACAGCTGATTCGCCATTCCCCACTGCATTCACTTCTCTTAACTGGGAAGGTACTTACAATAATCGCGGCGTCAAGTCCGTATGAAATGTAAACAGCTGTTCCACCGAGCCACACGCTACGATGCTATGTATGTGGCTGAAAACCTTCAGGAAGATGATCGGCGTGAGGTTCTGGGTCTAGGCATGGATCCAGTCTCCGCCGTTACTCTTTCTGTGTTGGAGTCTGAAAACCCTATCACCTTTTACAATCCATATACTGCAATGATTTGTGGTGTTGCTGGGGTATCCAGAACAGATGCCCATAGTGGAGCCGTCTGGATGTTGACCACACCGGATGTCCGCCAGATACCACATCTATTCTTTCGAGAAGCTAAGAAATGGCTTAGTCAACAAACTGACTATGAGATGCTTCACAATATTGCAGACCCAAGGAACACGATGCACATGAAGTTGTTGCATATGCTTGGGTTTAAACGACTTGCCTATGTAACCGTAGGTCCGTCTAATCTTACCTATGTTGAATTTGCGAAACTAATGCCATGTGCCTTGATCCAGGAACCCTAGCGATTGTAACCAGTATTGGTACCGCAATTAGCGGCGGTATTCAATCTATTGCAGCCTATTCTCAAGAACAACAGGCAGTTGCTCAGCAGAACATGATGGCCATGCGCCAGGACATGCTCGCTCAGCAGCAGTTCCAGCAGCAACGTTTCAGTTATGAAATGTCGGAACGTGCCTATCAAGATCAAATTAAATTTAACAGTGAAGCTGCAAACCGTGCCTATGTTTCTGAACAGAACAAACTAAGGGCAGAGCAACGTAAGGCATCAGAGGATGCTCAGCAGCTGCTCATTCAATCGATGCAGCGGCAAGGAACCGTATTGGCTTCTGGTCGTACGGGTCAGTCCATTGGTCTGCTGGCAGCGGATGCAGAGCGTGAGTATGGTAGGGACCTTGCAATGCTTGGGCAGAACCTTGCCTATGCCAATGAGGATTACCTTACTACCACCCAGGACATCTTCCGTCAAGCAGAATCTGCCAACGTAACAGCTTCTATGGGTCGCCAGCTGAGTCCTGTTGCTCCAATCGCTACCCCAAAGGTATCTGGTCCTAGTGGACTTGGATTGATTGCTGGTCTTGGTGGGGCTGCAATATCAGGCTATAGCACATACGTAGGTCTCAAACCCCCTAAAAAGTAACTACTCATGGCAGTCTATGAACCCCGTGGTCCTCAGGTTGCTCTGAGGGGTCCTCAGCAAGGCACATCCTTTGCTCCACAGCAGGCCTATGATCCAAGTCAGGCCCTATCAAATAAAATCGAACGCCAGGCTGCTGTACAGACTCAAGCCCTTGAGCAAACCAACCGGGCGTTAAACTTTCAAAATCAGATCAAACAGAATGAAATTGAAGCCCTTACCAGCTTCAGTGAAACTCTGTTTACCAATCTGAAGGAACGTACCAAAGCCCAGGCCGAGAATGAATACAACCTTGGTGTTGCTGATGTTCTTAATGGTACGGTTGAACTGAACCCTGCTTTTAAAGATAAGTATCAGCAAGAAGTTGGAATGCTTCAAAAGGCTGCTGAGTCTGATGGGCAGGTAATCAACAACCTCACACAACAAGGTCAGGTTGAAGTAGCAGAACAGTTCAAGGCAGAAAGCCGTTCCATTTCTGGATGGCGAGCCTATGGACAAGCAGTTGGATTGGCAAAAAGAGCCGCCAACAATTCACAGGCTGCTATGCTGGCCTTCATGGAGCAGACCGAACAGACCATTCCACTTCCTGATGGACGGTTCATTGCTCCTTCACAAGCCTCCACACCAGCAGAAATCAACGCTGTCCTTGAGGTTGCCCAGGCTTCGTTTGTTAAGGCATCTGGTGTTACCAACATCAACCCTGTCATCCTGGCCGAGCATCTGGCTCCAACCCTTCAAAACATTCGTAGCCAGGTCTTTGCTAATAAGATTCAAGAGGTATCTCGTAAGAATCGAGAAACAGCTGTATCTGATACGGATGGTGAGGTTCAAGGTGAGTTCAGCAATCCAGATCAAACCGTTGATGGGCTGTTTGAATCCTATCAACGCTCGGTAACTGATTACCAAGTTAAAGGCGGTCTGAGTCGTGGTGCTGCTGCTGATCGTGCCATGGAAGGTGCGCTCAATGCTATCTCCACTATGCCCCAAGATATTGCTGAAGATCTTCTTGACAAACTTTCTCAAGTACGAAAGATTGCAGACGATCCTAACAGCATCACACTTGGAGCAGCATACGCAGACAGCTTTGATAAGACCTTAGAGTCTGTACGTACAAAGGCCGATCAGGCTGCTGCGCGTCAGGATAGAGAACTTGACCGTAATGCGGACAAGGCAATGAATATCCTGGAAAGGGCTCGTCAAGATGTTAATCTACCTGCGGATCAATTAAAGAATCTTCGTCAGGAAACAATTAGCATTCTTGGTACCCTGGCAGATCAAGGCAGTGAAAAGGCTCTCCAAATGCGAGGGCAGCTTCTTGCTGAACCTACTAACGTTGATTACACTCTCTATCAACAATACCGTCAAGGCATTTCTCAGGGAATGCGTCCATCTGAGCGTCAGCTTGAAGCTGATTTCCAGAATGGTAAACTGACGGAACAGATGTATAATGAGCTGAAGAACTTTGCTGAAGCTGACTCTCGTGGTGGCTTTAACAAACAATTCGGTGAAGACATCGACAAAGCCGTTAAGGCTCACCTTGAAGCAGCTGGTGCTCTTTCCCTGGATCCTTTTGGTAATCCAGATAAGCATCCTCTTCATGTTCGTCAGATCTCCAATGATTTGACACTCCTTGCTTACAACTACTGGCTTGCAAACAACAAGCAAGTTGATGATAATGACATTAACCAATTCGTTCTTTCTAAGATACCCAGTCAGGTAAGCAAGTACTTTAGGCAGGATCCAACCACCAAAGGATGGACTCCAAAGCCTCTGAGCAGAAACCCCAACATCATTGGAAACTATAGCACAAGTGCTGTTGCTGGCCGCGTTCGTGATGCCTCTGGATTCGATCCACGCACCATTAAACTGCGCAGTTATACTTCAGGTGCTACAAAAATGATGTCCAAAGGTGAGGTAGAAGACAACATTCAACGTCTTCAATCAAACCAACCATTGACCGCTAAAGCCCAGGCTTTGGCAGATGGTAATGGAGGCGCGGTTCGTCTGCTGACCCATCAAGCACAACATTATGGTATTGATCCAAGCCCTATCCTATCCACTCCTGAAGCAAGGCGTCTGGCTGAATACAGCGCTGTCGCTCCTCGTGCCGCCGAGCGGTATGCCACTTCCGGAAACAATCCCCAACAGCAACTACTTCAGCTGCGAAGAATTGTTGAAGCTCAACAACGAGCCCGGAGACGCGTGGAAGTGTCTGGGAAAGGGACAGAGCCTACTACTGATCTGAAACCCGGTGCGGTTGTAGGCATTAATGATTACATTCGTCTCGCTATGGATCAAGGTCTTGGCGGAGAAGAAGCAGTAATCATGGCTGCAATTGGTATGGCAGAGTCTACTGGTAAGTCTGGTGTTCGTAATTTGAACCCAAACACAGGAGATGATTCCTACGGATTGTGGCAAATTAATATGATTGGTGATCTTGGACCTCAACGTCTTCGTAACTACGGCCTTCGTAGCGCAGATGATCTTAAGGATCCAGAAACCAACGCCAGGGTTATGTCTAGCATCTTGAAATCAGGCGGTAAGAACGCTTGGGGTGCCTATCGTGATAAACGCTACCTTCAATACATGGGGGAAGCACGTAGGGCATTTGCGGAGATGCAACGATCGGGTTTTAATTCGGCCCGAGGTGGGCGGGCAAACTTCTCACCCACTAATGTTCAGTCCATCCGTATTGAAACGCCAGGCAATTCTTTCCAACCCGGCATGGATCTTTGGTTTGCTGATAAACAGTTCGGTGCTGTTCTCCCAGGCAGGGTCAAAGAGATCCGACGTAACAATGGGAACTATGGCAATATGATTGTCGTAGAATCTACCGATCCAGCAACTGGAGATACTGTGGATGTGCTCTATGCACACCTTGATAGTATTAATGTACGGGAAGGTGAAAGGGTTCGTCCTGGAGTTGTTCTTGGTAAACAAGGCGGTTCTGGACGGGTCAGATCAGTAGACGGAACTATTGCAAGCATTGATTTCCTTGCTCCAGCCCCTGCTGGTAGTAATGCCATGACTCCATATCGTAATTGGCAGCGATTGGCAGCACGAATTAAACAGCAAATCGAAGCTGGAACATTCCGATAAGATACATAGTTAATGGGAACTGGTGCGCTGGTTCCCCACTTTTCTTTGATAACCTTTAGCCTGCGGGCAATCCTTATTAGAAATGCCTCAACTTAATGGTCCTGTCGGCCTTGGGCCTGTTGATGATTATTACCACAACCCTGAATACAAGCAACAACAACTAGAAGAAGAGGAACAAAAGAAGAAACAAACGCAACAGCGGCAAAAGGCACAAGGAGAAACGGGACCCAAAACGGTCAATCCTCTGAAACCTATTCAACAAGCACTGAGTACAGATCTTGGAGAACCGATTACTGGTGCGCTTGATACTATTCTAGGTACCGATCTTCAAAAGCAATACAAGCAAACCAAGCAAGAAACCAAGAAAATCCGGACCAAAGCTGAAACAGCTATCAACAAAGATACTGGTGTTCTGGCTGAGACCTCACGGGTTGTCATGAATGCTGGTGTTGGCGCTGTTGAAGCTACCCTCGATACCTTTGATGTTGTTGGTGATGCCGTTAAGGTAGGTCTCAACAAGGTTGTTGGTAATAAAATCAAGGCCACCGAGGATCCTTGGAATGATCGTTACACCTCTGCTGCCTACTCCTTTGGCACTCAGAAGCCTAAAACAGAGATTGGTCAGGCTGCCCTTAAGCTGGCAGAGCTGGTTGTCCTAACCAGAGCAGTTGCAACCAAGGCACCCAAGGCTCTCATTCAGTTGGGAACAAAGGGAAAGGGAATCAAAGGTGCTGTGGCTTCTGGTCTGGTACCTGGAGCTGTGGCAGACTTCATGCTCACCAAGCCGGAAGATGGTAACTTTTCTACCATGGTCCGGAACCTTGTCCCCGAGAACCACCCCCTTCATGATTCGGTTCTGTTTGCCCTAGCAGCAGAAAAGGATGATGACATCTTCCAAGCAAAGATCAAGGGTGTCCTAGAAGGTGGTGCATTTGGTGCTGTCATTGATGGTGCTGGATGGCTGCTGTTTGGTCGTAAGGCTGCTCAGGCTGCATTGAAGGCTGGCAAGTCTGAATCCGAAGCTATGGCTGATGGCCTCAAGGCTTCTGAACAGGCCATGAAGCAGATGGACGCGGATAACGTCAAGGCTGTGGAAGTGGAGTCGATGCGATGGGGTGAGGTACACCAGGAGGAAATGAATCAACTGCTGGACCTGGAACGTCGCTACCTGGACCAGGAAGCCGCCTTTAAGGAGGCAGGGGTAGATGAGACCGATCCTAAGTTCAGGGCCCTTCAGGAGACCCTTGGAGACGTGCGTGTGAGCATGGCAGAACTGGACGAAGCTATCGCAAGAGGCTATGATCCAGACGATGCTAAGGAACTCCTTCCTCAGGATGCAGCAGCTACCATTAAGACTGGTCCTGTTGAGGATGCAATCGGTCAGCAACACCGAAGCCTTAACAACACCAAGGCCCCCAGTGGTGATCCTACTATTCCAAAGGCAGTACGTTCTGCCCCGATGAATATTGGTGGATCCGTACGGATGATGACAGATGCTCAATTCCGTATCTCCAACATCAAAGGTGGAGCAGAGGATGTCATTCGGAAGCTTTCTAGCCGGATGGATCTTCAAGAAGCAGCCAAGGCAGCCATGACCTCGGTTGATGGTATTGTTAAGAGTGCTGCTCAGGAGCTGGAAGACTTCCGTAATGCTCTTGGTGAACCTCTGGACAACCAAACCATCTACCAGATGATGAAGGAAGCCGAGGTTATTGACCCTGATTCCGTATCCGGTCGTTACCTCTCCAAGAAGGGTGTGCTGGTTACCAAGGCTCTGGTACGTGACACTGCTCTTCAAATCAATGATCTGGCTACCAATGCCGCTGCCCTGCGTGAAGCAGGTGAATTTGACGGCAATAGCTTTGATCGGGTGGTAGATCGTCTGGTGTTCCTGCTGGATCTCCATAAGCAAACCGCCTATCGTTATGGTAGTGGTTTGAATATCTTCAAGCAAAACGTTGGGTCTGTTGCTGATGAAGCTGGTGCCGAGGCCAAGGCTGCCCTTAGTATGGGTGAAGTCAAGGAGTGGGCACTTAAGGTAAAGAAACTTCAACGCAGCTCCGATCCAAATGCTGCTGGAGAGATGGATGCTTTGATTCGAGCAATGGTATTGGCCGGTGGTGATCCGTCCAAGACTGTTCGATTCTGGGATGCTGCTCGTGGTATTGGCTTCAAACAGGCCATGACCAACATGTATCAATCGATGCTGTCGGGTCCTATTACCCACCTTCGGAACATGTTTGGCAACAGCTATGCCATTCTGGAACGACCCTTCTCTACCTATCTGCGGGGTGTTATTAAAAACGATCCTGTCCTGCGTAACTCTGCTACTGCTGGCCTCCACAGCATGTATAAGGGCATCCAGGACGCATGGGAAGTGGCTGCTACTACCTTGAAGACTGGTGATTCTGTCAACTACAACGCTAAATTTGTTGTAGAGGATTTTGAAACCAAGGCCATTCTTGAGCAGCTTAACATGGCTGCTCGTACTGATTCGGAAAAGATTGCAGCTGGGATGCTTGAAAAGAGCTATACCATGCTCAATAACCCCTGGTTCAGTTGGCCCAGTCGAGCACTGCTTGGTGCTGATGACTTCTTCAAAACCCTGGCTGCTCGTTATCGGATGAATAGTCATTCGATGTACCTGGCTCAGATCCATGCTGCCGAAAAGGGTGATGTGGATTTCCTGTTCAAGAAGTACATTGATGAGTATTCTAAGGGCATCGATCCTCAGTCTGGTCGTATCCTTGATAAGGATCTGCTTGATTATGCAGAACGTGTGGCATTCCAACAGGATCCAGGCAGCTTTATGAATGCAGTGGCTAACGCTGTAGATCAAGCTCCGTTTGGAAAGCTGTTTATTCCCTTTGTTCGCACACCTGCTAACCTGCTTGGGTATGGTCTGGAACATGTGCCGCTGATCAATCGTCAGATGAGCAACTTCCGCCGAACCCTAGAAGCTGCTGAGAAGAGCGGAGACTATCTGCTTGTTGAAGAACTTAAGGGCCGTGAAGCCACAGGTGCATTCCTTGTAGGGGCACTTCTTACGATGGCCACTCAAACTGACATTACCGGTAACCTTCCGTTTGATCCTAACGAACGTAAGGCTTGGCGTGAAGAGGGTCGTCCTGCAATGTCGATCCGCGTTGGAAACAAGTGGGTATCGTATGCGTCATTTGAACCAGTCAACTCCATGCTGTCTATTGTGGCAGATGCAGTTAGGCTTGTGAAGATTGGCGGTGCTGATGCTGCTGGTCAGGTCATGCGACAGCTTGCATATTCAATCATGGCAGGCTATACCGATAAGAGTTTCCTGTCTGGTTTGGGTACGCTTGGTGAATTGATCAACCCTAAGACTCTTCAAGATCCTAGTGCGTTGAACTTCCTGCTGAACTCTGCTAATACCATGGTTCCCTATGCGGGTGTTCGTCGAGCATTTGCTAATTCCCTTGATCCATATATGAAGGAAACAAGGAACGAACTTGATCGTATGCTTATTGCAGCAGCTCCTGGCTACGGTAAAGATCTTCCTAGCGTTACCTCTTGGATCACTGGTAAGAAACTTCACTCCAATGCTGGTGGCCTCTATAACGCTTTGAGTCCTATCCGCATTTATGATGTGGAAAACAATAAGCTCGTTAAGACGCTATCAGAGATTGGTTACCCATCCAATGACATCATCAAGACCGGTAAGAATGGAGTTCGTCTTGCTCCAGAACATCGGGAACGTCTGAGCCAGCTGCTCTTCCAGAGTGGACTGCCCAAGAAATTGGAGCAGGTTATTGGACGTAAGGAATGGCAGAACATGGCCAAGGCCTACAAGAATCGGCCAATTACTGCTGAAATGATTGTTGGTGCCAACGAGGATAATACACCTCCACACATCAAACAGATCAGTGGTATCATTAGTAAATACAAGACACAGGCCCTTAACGTTCTTTATGATGAGGATCCGTCCTACCGTGCGCTTGTCATGGAAAAGAGGGAAACTAACATCAAGGCCCTAAGGGGTGACTTTACTAAGTCAACAATCAAAGAAGATCTCAAACAATTGGCTGAATTCTAATGGCAATTGTCCAAAACACTTATACGGGGAATGGGTCTACTACGCTCTATTCCCTGTCTTTTCTTTACCTAGACGAGGCAGATGTAAAGGTTACCGTTAATGCGGTACCTACCACTGCCTTTGTATTTGTCAACGCCAGCACCATTCAGTTTCTATCGGCTCCAGCCGCTGGTGCAGCTATCATTATTTATCGCGAAACCAATAGCGATACTTCTGAAGCTACTTTCTTTTCAGGCTCGTCCATTAAGGCACAAGACCTGAATGAAAACTTTACCCAGCTGCTTTATGTTGCTCAAGAAGTAGTTGCCCGAGCTTTTAGCACCTTTGGGGGTACCCTGTCGGGCATCCTTAATATGGGTGGGTATAAAATTACCAACCTTGGAACCCCCTCTGCTGGTACAGATGCTTCCACGAAAGACTATGTAGATAGTAATGTTGGTGCAGTTTCAGCTTCTGCTATAGCTGCAGCTGCTTCGGCTTCTTCTGCTTCGACTTCCGCTGGTGCTGCTGCAACGTCTGCCTCTAATGCAGCCACGAGCGCCAGCAATGCCTCTACAAGCGCCAGTAATGCGGCCAGTAGTGCTTCTGCTGCTCTTGCTTCTCAGACCGCTGCTAGCGCCTCTCAGGCTGCTGCTAGTACGTCTGCGTCTAACGCAGCTACCAGTGCATCTAACGCTTCTACCAGCGCCACTAACGCTGCCAACAGTGCCACCAGTGCTGCCAGTTCTGCTGCGTCTGCCTTGGCTGCATTTGACAGCTTTGATGACCGCTACCTTGGTGCTAAGGCAAGCGACCCTAGTGTTGATAATGACGGAGATCCTCTGACTGCTGGTGACCTTTATTGGAACACCACGTTGTCGGTGATGAAGGTCTATACCGGCACGGTTTGGGTCATTGCTTATGTTCCCGGTGATGCTGCAAACATCAGCTTTACCCCTTTTGGAACAGTTGCCTCTAATAATGTTCAAGGGGCTCTTCAAGAGGTTATCAGCGAAAGTGTTTATAAAACAGGTAATACTGGCTCTGCTGGTATTCCTAGTGGCACTACTGGCGAACGAGATGGCACCCCTGCTGCTGGTTACTTCCGCTTTAATAATTCTCTTGGTAAGTTTGAGGGCTATAACGGCTCTGCCTGGGGAAGTGTTGGAGGTGGAGCCACTGGTGGTGGAAGCGATGAGTGGGCAGTAGAGCACTCGAACACTGTTACTCAATCGTACACAATTACTGCTGGCAAGAATGTTATCTCTGCTGGTCCTATGACTATTAACTCAGGTGTCACAGTAACTGTACCTTCTGGTTCTGCTTGGAGCATTGTCTAATTATGCCTATTACTATTAACGGATCCGGCACCGTAACCGGAATTAGTGCAGGTGGTCTTCCTGATGGAGTGATCACCAATCCCGACCTGGCAGCGGATGCTGTGAGTCGCAGCAAGCTCGACGCTGATACGGCCACCGGTGTCTGTAAAGCCTTCGTGAACTTCAACGGCACCGGCACCGTGGCGATCCGTGCCAGCTACAACGTGAGCAGCATTACGGATAACGGGGTAAGTGATTATACGGTCAACTTCACAACAGCGTTGGCCGACGCCAACTACGGTTTCACCTTTGGCAAGGATACCGCCCCCAGCGACGGACCCAGTAGCTCCTTTAACAGTGTCATTACCGCTGTAACCATTCTTAGCTCCAGCCTGAGAGTAAGAAACATCTACAGCAATGGTGTTGTTGGAGGTGATGTTACGCAGGTGTGTGTCTCCATCTTTCGCTAACCCACAATGACCACCATGAAACGAATCATCTACCCAACCCCTGATGGCGGCGTCGCGGTGATCATCCCCGCAGTGACCGTCGAACTAGCCCTGAAGGATGTCCCCGAGGGCGTGACCTACGAGATCGTTGATGAAGCTGACATCCCCACCGACCGCTACTTCCGCAATGCGTGGGTGATGGGTGACTGCTGCATCGACCACGACCTAGACAAGTGCAAGGCCCTGGGCCACGACAAGCGCCGTCAACAACGTGCCGAGGAGTTCAAGCCCTTTGACGAGGTGATCATGAAACAGATCCCTGGTGCAGACGCCACCGCAGCGGAGGAGGCTCGTCAGGCCATCCGCGAGAAGTACGCCCTGATCCAAGACGTGATTGAAGGCGCGTCTACCCCTGATGAAATCAAGACCGCCCTGGAGGTGAACCAATGACACTCAGACTCGCAGGCCAGACCTCCGGCTACACCGAGATCGACAGCCCCGCCGTAGGGGCGAACAACACGCTGGTGCTGCCCAGTGGCAACGGATCAGCCGGCAACATCCTCGGCACTGATGGCGCTGGCAACCTGAGCTGGGTCAACGGCCGCATGGTGCTCGCCACCGCTCAGAACACCACCAGCGGCACCAGCATCGACTTCACCGGGATTCCAAGTTGGGTGAAGCGGGTGACGGTGATGTTTGACCAAGTAAGTCTCAGTGGAACCAGCAATTATTTAATTCAACTGGGCGATTCTGGCGGCATCGAAAACACTGGCTACACATCTGGCGTCATCCAAGCAACAAACCAAGGGACGGCGACGGATGGGTTTATTGCAAGTGTTGGCCTGACTGCCGCTTCCGTTACCTCTGGAGCTGCAAGAATCCAGCTACTTACGGGCAATACGTGGGCGTTTGATGGCGGTTTTGTAGCCCCTGCAGTTCCTCGCGTTTGCAACGCTTCAGGCTCTAAAACCCTCTCCGGCACCCTAGATCGCGTCCGCATCACCACCGTCAACGGCACCGACACCTTTGACGCCGGGTCGATCAACATTCTCTACGAGGGCTGATCATGAGCACACTCAACGTAACCAACATCGCCGGCCCATCCAACACCGGCACAGCAGCCACCCTCAGCTCCATCAACGGCGGCCCGATCTCTGGCGCCAGGAACCGCATCATCAATGGCGACATGAGGATTGATGCCAGGAACAATGGGGCGGCGGTGACGCCGACATCTTCCAGTTACACGCTGGACAGATGGAGCCTTCCCATTTCTCAAGCATCTAAGCTTTCAGTCCAGCAAAATGCTGGCTCAGTAGCTCCGCCTTCAGGATTTAGCAGTTATTTAGGCCTGACATCGCTTTCCGTCTACTCACTAACTGCAACAGACTTCTTTATTCTCACACAGGCAATTGAAGGCTTTAATATATCCGACCTGGGCTGGGGCACGGCGTCGGCTCAAGTTGTCACGCTTTCTTTTTGGGTGAGGTCTTCCTTAACAGGATCGTTTGGAGGTGTTGTTACAAATGGAATCAGGGCTTATCCCTATGTCTACAGCATTGGGGCGGCAAATACTTGGGAACAAAAAACTATTGTAATTCCAGGAGACACATCTGGAACATGGGCAAACAACAACACGACAGGCGCGATTGTCCAATTTGGCCTTGGTGTTGGCTCTAGCCGCTCAGGCACTCCTGGGGCTTGGACAACGGGGACTATCAATTCCGCCACCGGCGCCACCAGTGTCGTCGGCACCAACGGCGCCACCTTCTACATCACCGGCGTCCAACTAGAACCCGGCACCGTCGCCACCCCGTTTGAGCGCAGGAGCTACGGGCAGGAGCTGGCGTTGTGTCAGAGGTATTTTGAGACACAAAGCGCAGAGACATACATCACATACACTCCCGGAGGGGTTGCCAATGTGTTGTATGGGTCTTGGGCTGTAGAAAAACGAGCCTCGCCCACGTTAAGCGTTGGTTCAGGCGCTACCCAAATTGATCAAGTCGCGGTTGGCGCAGTACCAACTAAATCTTGGAAAGCAGGCAGAATTAGCGGAGGAACTGGCAATGCTTCGGTCGCTGCAGTAATCATTGCCTCCGCCGAGCTCTAACCCCTAACCACCCATGACTGACGCCATGTACCAACTCACCACCGGCGACACCATCCTCCGCCTCGCGGACAACGCCTTCATCCCACCCGACCCCGCCAACACCGACTACGCCGCCTATCTGGAGTGGGTCGCTGCTGGCAACATGCCCGAGCCTGCCCCCGTGGTTGAACCTCCTGTGGCCCTGACCACTGAGCAGAAGCTGGAAGCGGCTGGGCTGACTGTGGCGGAATTGAAAGAGCTGTTCGGACTTTAACCTATTATGGCTAAACCAAAAGGTGCCATGAATAAGGTGACCCATGTTCCTGGTCCTCCGAAACTTTCTCGACAGGGCCAGGGCAAACGGTCCCTTCCTAACCATGGCAGGAAACAAACTCGCGGCCAAGGCCGATGAAAACAAACAAAGTTAAGAAAGTGATGGGTGAATTCAAACGAGGCACCCTTCACAGCGGATCCAAAAAGGGTCCTAAGGTAACTTCTCGCGCTCAGGCTACGGCCATTGCTATGTCTGAGCAGCGTCGTTCCAATCGTAAATCAAAGAAATGATTACTCTCTTTGGCATTAAACTGTCCTATGAGGCAGCTTCCTTTTTGGTACTGTTTATCTTTGACGAACTTGTTCCTTATCTTCCGATCAAGGGCAACAACATTGTTCAAGTAATTCAAGGTATCATTCAGCAGGTAAAAATCTTTCGCAGGGAAGACGATACCATTCGCGCTCTTAAGGGTAAAATTCAGGAAATCCAAAAGGAGATCGATCGGCTGTGAACATCCTACTGCCAGTAAAGCAGTACTACCCTCAGCTTGATAGCCAGACCACCCACGGCGATCGCATGTGTTTTTCATCAACATGTGCGATGGCCATCAAATATCTGCTTCCTGATGCCCTTAAGGGTTCTAATGCAGACGATGATTACCTCCGTACTGTTCTTAGGTACGGAGATACCACCCAATTCACTTCCCACACAAGGGCAGCACTTGAGTATGGAGTACGTGCTTCCTTCTTTAAGAATGGAACCCGCACAACCCTTGAAAAGGAGCTTGAAGCAGGCTATCCTGTTGCCTGCGGTGTGCTTCATAAGGGTCCAGCCTACGCTCCAAAAGGGGGTGGACACTGGGCTCTGGTGATTGGCATTACCGATACCCACGTGATCTGCCACGACCCCTATGGTGAGATGGATAACGCCAATGGAGGCTATCCACAGCCAGGTGTTGGGGGTAAAAATGTGGCCTATACCTGGAAAAACTGGTCAAAACGGTGGATGGTGGAGGGCAGTGGCAGTGGATGGTACATGACCTTCCGTTCTGTTAAGCCTAAATCAGCCTTTGATAACTCTTGGAAGGGTGTCATGGCCGTTGCCAAGGCAAAAGGTGTTAAGTTTCCCGAGGTTGTTGCTGCTCAATGGGCCCTTGAGTCCGGTTATGGTAAACATACCTCTGGAAAGAACAATTTCTTTGGCATTAAAGGTAGCCCTGGTACCACAACAGAAACAAAAGAGTTCCTTAACGGCAAGTGGGTTACCATTAAAGACACCTTTAAAGACTATAACACCCCTGAAGAGTGCATTCAACACCTGATTTCCCTTTGGTACGACGATTACAAAGGGTATGAGGGTGTCAATCGTGCCACTTCTGCTGAGGAATGCTGTCGATTGCTTCAACAAGAAGGGTATGCTACAGATCCAAGCTACCCGCAAAAGCTTATCAATCTTATTAAGGAGAACACATAGTGTCACACCCTGTTTATCCAATCTTTCCGACCAGCCCTGCGCCTACGATTGGTCAAACCTTTACCGCTAATGGCGCTACCTGGACATTTACCAGCATTGGCTGGGTCAAAACGGTTGTGGTTCTCACCTCTGATTACCCCATTTATGAAGGCCTTCTTGTTGAGGATAAACCGTAATTATGGCCAGAGCAACTGAGGATCAGTTCAACGAGCTTCATGGTCTCGTTACAAAGGAACTGATTGGTCGCATTGAAAGCGGCCTTGCTACTACTCAAGATCTTAAGGCGGCTTGTGATTGGCTTGCCAAGAATAACATCACTGGTGTTCCCATTTCTGGTTCGCCTCTTGCTGAACTATTTGCCAGCCTTCCTGACTTAGAACTTGAGGACGTGGAACGTGTCATCCGATAATGAAACACTACGCAATGCCGTAGCAGCAGCCATTCTTGGTTTGTTTGGTTGGCACCTACTGACACTCCACAACATTGCAAAGTCTGTTGATGTTCTTGTTCATCAGGTTGGACTCAGCAATCAGCGCATCGAACGCCTGGAAAACTTCGTTTATTTTAAAGATGGCCCAGGCAAAGAGCAAGTCCGCTAAGTACTACGCAGCCAACCCAAAGGCAGCGGCCAAGAAAGC